AAAAGAAAATGTTAATCCAAAAGGTGAAACATATCATACTTATACAGTACCAGTATCTGAATTGGTTGCTGTTCTTAAAGATGGATCTGAGATAACATATGCTCTTTATGAGAAAAGGAAAGCAGAGGCCGAAGCTAAAAAAGCTATAAATGAGTTGCCTAGATTGCAAAAGACTTTGTCTTTATTTCCTGACTTTGAAGATCAGTATCTGAAAGAAGAGTTAACCTTAGAAGAAGATAAAGTTGAAAGCATACCATTGGAAACTTCTGAAAATTCTACTTTAGCAAATATTTCTCTTAGAGATTTTGCTGCTATAATGTTAGTAAAACCTGTTAGTGATAAACAATGGTTAAATGATTTAATAACAGAAGCAAAAAAAGACTTATGAGTATAGTATTGCCAACTACAAAAGTAAAGGCTGCTAGAGTAAATCCAAAAAGACTTGTGATTTATTCAAAGCCGAAAACAGGAAAGACAACTGCATATGCAGGTCTTGACAACAATCTGATTCTTGATTTAGAAAATGGTACTGAGTATGTAGATTCATTGAAGATTACTATTAATACTCTTCAGGATCTTCTAGATGCTGGTAAGGCCATTAAAGAAGCAGGTAAACCCTATAAGTATGTTACTGTAGATACTGTAACTGCATTAGAGAATATGATCATGCCATTAGCTGTAAAGTTGTACAGAAAAACTGCCATGGGTAAAAACTATGATGGTGATAATGTAGCAAGTTTACCAAATGGTGCTGGTTATTTATATATTCGGGAAGCATTTTTCCAAGTATTAGATTTTATTGATACCTTAGCTCCTCATGTAATTTTATCTGGTCATATTAAAGACAAACAGGTAGATGACAAAGGAGAATTGGTAATGTCAGCTAATATAGATTTGACAGGTAAAATTAAATCTCTTATTTGTGCTAATGCTGATGCAATTGGTTACATGTATAGGAAAGGTAACAAGACTGTTCTTAATTTTAAGACTAATGAGGAAGTTACTTGTGGTGCAAGACCAGAACATCTTAGAAATGAAGAAATAGTAGTTACTGAGATGAATGAAAAGGGTGAAATGCAATTTCACTGGGATAAAATTTACGTATAATAATTAAAAAACAAAAAAAATGGGACTAAGTACAACAGATTTAGCAACAGGAGGAGGCTCCGGATTACCAAAAACAATTCAACCTGGTAATCATATATTGAAAATTAACAGTGTAACACTAGAAGACTATCAGTTTATTGATAATGCAAAGCATTTAATTCTTCATGTGGAGACTCAACCAATTGATGGATTTGAAGGGTTTATGATTGATAAAGATGATGAAAGCAAAGGACACTATGCAGGTCAAATTGGTAGAGTTAAAGCTTCTCAGTATGCATTTGCTGATGGTGAAACAAAATCAGGTGTTAAAATTCAAAGAGATAGATCAATATTGATCTTCCTACAGAATTTGTGTAAGAGTCTTGGTGTTAATGATTGGTTTGTTGCTCAAGACAACCGTCATGATACAATTGAAGATTTTATTAATGCATTTGCAAAAGATGCTCCATTTGCATTTAAGTTTATGGAATTTTGTGTTGCAGGTAAAGAGTATGAGAGCAAGAGTGGTTATACAAATTATGACATGTGGCTTCCAAAATCAGAAGGTAATAAATATGCCTATGGTGAAATTGAAGGTGGCAAAGTCATTAAGTATGATGAATCTAAGCACTTGAAAAAGATGGAGGTAAAAGAGGTTAAATCATTCGGAGATGATGATGATCTTTCTGTACCTACAAGAACATCTTCTGACTTCAGTCTAGATGACTAATATTCATTAGTTTAATAGAAGGGGTCAGGAATGGCCCCTTTTTATTTTTTTAATTTTTAGATTATGATTTCAACAAAGACAATTGTTTCTGATGTAGTAGATGTTCCTAGAGAATGGATATTTGAATTTTATCTAAAATTAGATGAAAAACTGTGTGGTCAAGATGTAAAAATAAAATCTGTATTTAATTCTAAAGATAAAAATCCCTCAATGTGTGTATATGTTGATGGTAGAAATAATTATAGATATAAAGATTTCTCTTCAGGTATTGGTGGTGATGCATTAGATTTAGTAATGCATTTGTTTAATTTAGCCACTAGAGGTACTGCATCATTTAAAGTAGTTCAAGATTATAATGAATACTTAAAGAATAATGATTATGTACAGAACTATAGTGTAAGATCACAAAGTAGATATCAAGTTACAGATTATGAAATGAGACACTGGACAAACTTTGATGAAAAGTATTGGACTGGTTTTAAAATTTCTTCTGGTCAATTGGAAAAGTATAATGTGGTTCCTTTGAATCACTATATTTTAACAAGAGAAAATGATATTACAGGTGCTAATTCACTAACAATAAAAACTAGATATCTATATGGTTATTTTAGAGAAGATGGTGTTTTGTACAAAATTTATCAGCCTAAATCAAAAGATAATAAGTTTTTAAAGGTTCGGGATTATATTCAGGGAAGTGAACAGTTAAAGTATAATAAGCCTTATCTGATTATAGTATCTTCATTAAAAGATCTATTGGCCTTAAATATGATGAATATTGGTGGAATAGAAGCAATAGCTCCAGATAGTGAGAATATTATGATTCCGGATCCTTTTATGCAAAATGCAATGCAGAAGTATAAAAAGGTACTCATCCTATTTGATAATGATGAAGCTGGTAAACAATGTGCTGCTAGATATACTGAAAGATATAATCTTACATGTATTGACTTTACACTTAGTAAAGATATAGCAGATGCATTGAGAGATCATGGTGTTGAAAAGACTAGAGCTGAATTGTTTCCACTATTAAAACAAGCATTATGAGCTGGATATATCAAGGCAGAGAGTTTGAAGAGTTAGATATTCCTGCAGGAGCCGTAGGGTTCATTTATATTATGACTGCTATCATAGATGGTAAATCAGTTGCTTACATAGGAAAGAAGAACTTCTTTGCTAATATAAAAAGACCTCTTGGTAAAAAAGCACTGGCTATGTCTACTGATAAAAGGTTAAAAAAGTACAAGCGGGAACTGAAACCTGACTTTATGAGGTATTACAGTAGTAATAAAACTCTTAAAGATGCTCACAAAGCTGGAGTACCTATCAAAAGAGAAATTCTTAGGATATGTAATACTCAGATGGAGCTCACATATCAGGAAGTAAAACATCAGTTTGCTTATGAAGTACTTGAGAAAGAAGAATATTTGAATGGAAATATTCTTGGTCGGTTTTATAAAATTAAATAATATGACAGAATTAGAATTAACAAGCCTCCTGTTTCAGTTGGCTGATCATGGTGTGACTGGTATTAAGGTAAAATATGATGGTGCAGGAGACTCAGGTGCCATAGAATGGATAGGTTATACAAATAAACCTTGTGAAACTCCAGAAGATGTAAATGATAATGTGGATGATTGGGAAAATGATTGGGTATTAGCAAAAATTTCTGCAGATGCTCATAATGCAATTGAATATTTTGCTCAAGAAAAACTTCTAGATGATATAGAAGATTGGTGGAATAATGAAGGTGGTTTTGGAGAGTTATGTATTTGTGTTCCTTCAGGAAAGTATATTATTAATAATCACATAAGAATTACTGAGACTGAAGATTATTTTTATGATGGTAGTTTGTTAGATAAAGTAGAAGAAGAATAATGGCACATCCTTGGCAACATGCAAAGTCATCAGCTAAGAAGTTTGGAGGGTCTCCTGTAGATTATCTAGCAATACATAACTGGTTTGATGAAACTAAGGCCTGGGTAGGTCATAGTATGCACAGAATGTTTAGACATCATAGTGAAGGTATATTTGAATGTGAGCAAAGATTTGGTATGGTAATTACCAACTCTGACGGCAAAGATGTATATGTAAGATATGTAGGAGAGCAGCATGTCAAGGAAGATTGCAACGGGTATATTCCTACTGCAAAAGAATGGGTAGATATGATTGAAAGTGGTAAACCACATATGTGGGCTATTAAAACATTAAAAATTGAAGACTGATGGCAAAAATGATTTTTAGTAAAGAAGAGACAAGAAACTTAATTATGATGTTGCAATCTGAAGATGCAGATAATCATATTATAGCTTTTGAATCCTTGAAGAATGTTGATTTTAAAAAGTATACAGGAGAAATATTGGTTCTCTATAAGTTTGGTGGACATACTCTGGAAAATTGGATGATTAACTGTAAAAAGATAGCAACAAAGTTGTTGGATATCAAACCAGAAACTCCACTTAGTAGTCCTAAAACATTAAGTCTGATTACAAAACACAAAGGTTCTAAAGCTTCGGTTGAGCTATTTATGGAATTCTTTATTAGGGATATGTCAAGGATGTTAGAATCCATTGGGTACCCAACAGATAAATTTGAGATAAACATTAAATTTAAAGATGATGGACAAACAACAGAGTCTTAGTAAAATTGGTAAAGAGCTAATGTTGAAAGAGCCCTATTACGGGTTCTTTCTTATTATGCTAAATAAAGTCTGGGGTCAAATGGTTCCTACAGCTGGAGTAAGCAAGAATGGTATTAATTATCAGCTTGCAATTAATCCGGAATTTTGGGAAAGTTTAAGTGATGATCACAAACTTGGATTATTAAAACATGAGTTATTGCATATTGCATTTGGTCATCTTACTACTTTCTTTAAGTTTAGTGATAAGAGACTTGCAAATGTAATATGCAATAAC